GATGAACTCAAATTTGAGGGAAACGATGTTATGGGAAGAGCCACAGTATTGGACACCCCAATGGGAAATATCGTAAAAGGTTTACTCGAAGGTGGAGTTCAACTGGGCGTTTCGACTCGTGGTATGGGGAGTTTAGAGCAACGTAATGACGCAGCGTACGTAAAGGACGATTTTATTCTTAACGCGATTGATATCGTACAAGATCCATCAGCACCTGGAGCTTTTGTTAATGGGGTTATGGAAGGTGTAGAATGGGTTTGGAATAACGGCATTATTGAGCAACAAACTATTGAAAAAATGGAGACTGAAATAAAAAATGCTCCACGGCAAAGACTGTATTCAACACAGGTTCGTGAGTTTAAGAATTTCCTCTCGTTACTTAAATCTAAAAAGTTATAAAGGGAGTCAATCATATGACTGATAAAATCGAAGATCAGGACATCATTGGTGATCTCCACGATGATAACGTGGAGGAAGCAGTGAGTGCTGGAAAAGAGACTGATGAAAAAGCGTCAGTAGACTCGGTTGAGGCAGCCTCTGAAAAAACAGGGAAAGCCAAAGCGCGCAAAGGTGATAAGTCTAACAAAGAGCCTATGCACAAAGTTGATGCGAAGGGAGATCCATCTGCAAAGATAAGAGATGCCGGTGCACAACCAACCGAAGGTGTTCGCTTAACTAAGGCCAGCATGATCAATGATGCTTATCAAAAGATGAGCACCATGACTAAAGAAGATCTTGCTGTTCTGATGCAAAAAATAGATTCTGTCGACGAAGAAGAAGCTATTGCTGAATCAGAAGAACCTAGTATCGATTATCAGGGCGATTGGGAAAATGATCTAGATGCTCTCGTCAACGACGAAGCAACTCTTTCTGAAGAGTTTAGATCAAAAGCCGAAACAATTTTTAATACAGCTATCAAATCTAAGTTGGCTGAAGAAATTGACCGTCTTGAGGAAAAATACGAAGATGAACTTGAAGCATCAGTTGAAGAAACTAAGGCTGGACTCGTAGATAAGGTAGATTCTTATCTTAACTATGTAGTTGAAAACTGGATGGAAGAAAATAAACTTGCCGTCCAATCAGGTCTCAGAACAGAGATTGCCGAGAAATTCATGAATAATCTTAAGGATCTATTTACTGAATCTTATATCGACGTACCTGAGTCAAAAGTCGACCTAGTTGACGACTTAGCTGCCGAAGTTGAAGAGTTGGAAGATACTCTTAATGGCCAAACAGCTAAGACAATCGAAATGCAAGAGGAACTCGATGGTTATAAAAGAGAAGCAGTTCTACGTGAAGCTTCTAAAGACCTAGCAGAAACTCAAATTGATAAACTGCGTTCTTTAATAGAAAACGAAGACTTTGATGACGAAGAATCATTCGCCAATAAAGTTGCTACTGTTAAAGAATCTTACTTTAACAAAAAGAGAGTTATGGACGATGAAACTATGATAGATGAAGAAGATGATAACCCATCTGCTGCACCTACCGGTTCCATGGATCAATATCTTAACGCTCTTAAAACTCAAACTAAAAATAATTAGGGAGTCCAAGATATGCAACCTGCAATATCCTACGATAAATTGATCGACAAATGGGCACCAGTTCTTAATGAAGAGTCTGCTGGTAACATTACAGATCATCACAAGAAGGCAGTAACCGCTGCTGTTCTTGAAAACCAAGAGATAGCCTTACGCGAAGAAGGAATGCTTCAGGAAGCTGCACCTAGCAACAATTCTGCTAATGTAGCTAACTGGAATCCAGTTCTTATCGCTCTTGTAAGAAGGGCTATGCCAAACTTAATGGCTTATGACATTTGTGGTGTTCAGCCAATGACAGGACCTACTGGTCTTATCTTTGCGATGAAATCACAGTATAAGTCAACAAAGGGTGGAGCTGTCAGCAACGGAGCTGGTTCAACAGAAGCTCTATTCGATGAAGCACTAGTACACTACTCTGGTGATTCAACAACAACCGGTAACGGATCTAGAGGTCCATCAGGTCTATATGGCGTAAGCGATACTGACTTAGACGCGACAGTTATTGACTCTGGCGCAACATACATTCCAGAAATTGGTGATCCTTATTCAACAGCTGAAGCTGAAGCTTTAGGTGATGGATCTGGAGAAGCTTTTGCTGAAATGGGATTCACCATTGAGAAAGCTACTGTGACTGCAAAGTCAAGAGCTCTCAAAGCTGAATACACTCTAGAACTTGCTCAAGACTTGAAAGCTATCCACGGTCTAGATGCTGAAACAGAATTGGCAAATATCTTGTCAACAGAAATTTTGGCAGAAATTAACCGTGAAGTTATCAGAACCTTGAACCAGCAAGCTAAAATTGGTTGTCGTCAAGCAAACGTCACAACTAAAGGTCTTTTCAACATGAACAGTGACGCTGATGGTCGTTGGTCAGTTGAAAAGTTCAAAGGACTTATCGTCCAGCTTGAAAGAGAAGCTAATGTGATTGCAAAAGAAACAAGACGGGGTAAAGGTAACTTTATCGTTTGTTCTTCAGACGTTGCTTCATGTCTATCTGCTTCAGGTATGCTTGACTATGCACCTAGCATGTCAACAACTCTACAGGTCGATGACACTGGAAACACATTCGCCGGAACACTTAACGGTAGAATGAAGGTTTATATTGACCCGTATGCACAAGCTGACTATGTTAACGTTGGTTATAAGGGTACTAATCCTTATGACGCTGGTCTTTTCTATTGCCCTTACGTACCGCTAACTATGGTACGAGCAGTGGGAGAAAACAGTTTCCAACCAAAAATCGGATTTAAAACCAGATACGGTATGGCTTCTAATCCATTTGTTGGAACTGCTCCAGCTAACGGTCTTGCAACAGCAAGAACTAACCAGTACTACAGAATTTTCAGAGTGGA